TGTAAAACTTTAATATCACTATCTAAATTATTTAATATTTCCAAAGTTTTTGTATCACTCGACCCATCATTAATAACGATAATTTCTTTATTTGAGTATGTTAAATCTTTAGCCGATTTTATTGCCTCAGGTAAATATTGACCATCGTTAAAACAAGGGATAATGATACTAACTAGAGGACCTAAATTTTTAACGTATTTTTCTGTTAAAAATTTCAAACTCTTTTGATAGTTCTCTTGTTTAAATTGTTCAGAAACTTGTTGGGTTATATTGTTTTTATATTTTTCAATTATGTTATCTATGTTATTCAAATTACGAAACCAGTTCAAGTCAAATAAAAAACTATCATTACCAATCGACTCAAAATTTTCAATTGGTGTTGTTGGGTAACACTTTTGAATAAAATCAGTTAATTCATCATCGAAAAGTTGAATTACATCAAAATCAATTTCTTTTATTTTATACAACTGATTTATTTGTGTTGGTTGAAGACCATTTGGTGTGTTAATTTGCCATTTACCATCACCTAATTTATAACCGAAAGGTTCATTTATGGAACTTAAATTTATTCCTTCTCTTTTAGCTAAACTTGTTATTCTATTTCCCAAATTTGAACATATGTACAAATGATGACCTTTGTTTTTAAGTGACTTCACAAATTCGAAAATGAATTTTTCTTTATTTGATTCCCCATTAAAATTAGTGGTTGAAATTAATATTTTTAATTTCTCGTTGGGGTGTATTTTTCTATTTAAGAATACAGGTAAATTATCTTCATATTTTGATGTGAATTTAATTCTGTTTTCCTCCCATTTAGAATTAGTCATCCCAATCGACTTATGATTAATTCTAATCTCTGTTGTTACACCTATTTTAACACCCGACAAGTAGTTATCAAAACAAAAAGATACATCATAAAAATGAAATCCTTGAAACTCTTCATTGAATGTTTTTTTTATTCTATTTTTGTCAATAGCAAAAAACAATCCATCAACAACAACAACTTCCTCTAAATTACTCCCCAAATCTTGTGAATATGATGATAACCAAGTTTTACCATTATGTGTATGTGCTACTTTTCCATACATTTTTTTCATATCTTCCCACCATCTACCCGATGTGGACAAAAACTTTGTACCCGCAACACCAACTACTCCATAATCTAAATTTCTATCAAAAATTTTGAGTAGTTTGTTACCCCATTGATTAGTTTCAATAGTCAAATCATCATGACAGAAAACAACTATACTATTTGAGGCTTGTGATAAACCTCTATTATATGCCGAGGTTAGAGATTCACCATTATTAACGATTTCAATAACTTCCAACTTGTTATGTAAACCAGAAGTTTTAATTAAATGTTGTTTATGTTCTTCATTTGAAGTTCTTGTACAATATATTATAGTAATCATATTCCTGTTGAGCCAAATCCGTTATCACCTCTGTCTTTTTGACCTAAATCTTTCTTTAGTTCCAAATCAACATATTTTCCGTTTATTACTGGACATAAAACTGCTTGTGCAATTTTCATTCCTTTTTTTATTGTTACTTGGTCTGAATTCGTATTAAAAATTATAACTTTTACTTCACCCAAATAACCGCAATTATGTATCAAATGACTATTACAAAAGAAGTTATGATTATTACTTACTGTTATATCATAAGTTTGTTTTTTTTCTGATGTTATTTTTTTAATCTTCGTTGTTTTCATATATAAAATTTTTTAGTTCTTCAACTGAGTAAAACAATTTATAGTTTGGGTATTCTTTTAATGCAAATTGTTGTTTTACTAATACTTCCTCAGTTTCCCACCCCTTTAGTTCAATTAAAAAGATTTTACCATTGGCTAATTCAATGTAAAAATCAGGAACATAGTTTCTGTGTAGTCCATTATAAAAATATCTTATTCGAATACCATGTTTGTTCGTCCATCTTTTTATAAAATTAACTGAGTCAAAAAAAATCATAGTTTCCAATTCATATGAGGATGAATATAAAAAGGTTTCATTTTCCTTTGATTCATATTTTCCTGTTTTATATTTGTTACTTGTATTACTTAATTTACCTGTACTATATAATTCAGAAATAATTTTTGACATATTTTCCCTAAACTCTTTTCCTTTTTCACATCTACCATCACCCAACACTTTTACGATTGATTTGATTGTTTTTTGTCTATACTCCTCATTTTCCCATCTTTCTTTTGATGTTTTTGATATTTTTTTTATTCTATCTTCAGATTTGACCCACTCTTTAAATTTTTCACTTTTATGCCAATTGGTAAAACCTGAATAGATTTCGGGTGTTTCTTTATGTCTCTTTTTTATAATATTAGACATTTTATTTTTGAATTCAGATTTATTATGGGATACTTGTCTAGATTTTGTCATTTTTTGTTTATATTCAGTATCACTCCATTTAGTTTTTTGTTTCTCTGAAAATATTGTTGCATATTCTTTTGATTTAACTAAATTACCTTGATATAACTCTTTGTATTCTTTTGAGGTTAATTTATGTTCAAATTTTAAATGTTCAACAATTGAATATTGTTTTTCAATCCCACAAATTTTACATTTTACTGACATACTTATTATCTTTATTGATAAATAGTATCTTGGTTAAAAAAATACAATTATCTCATCATTTTCTTGTAAATCTTTGGCCAAAACAATCCCTTTATTTGTATAAATTTCTGAATTGGGGGTTACCTCAAGTACACCTTCTTCAGTCTCAATTTTCAATATATCTTGTACATTAGTGTCAAAAATTTTAAGAACAATATCTTTTTCAATTTCTAAACTTTTTTCATTGAATGAAAATACTATATCATTTATTTTTAAATCCTTAATATGTTTTTCACCATTTATAGTTAAAATTTTCATATCTTCAGAAAAACAATCCACAGTTCCTGGTGAATTTAATACAAATAAACCCTGATTTATTGCTAAACCACTTTTTGACCTTACTTGTATTTCATAACCATCTTTGATGTCAAAGGCCAATCCTGTTGGTATTAAAGCTCTACCTAATGGGTTTACAACAATTTCTTCTGTTGAGTACAAGTCAAAGCCTGAGTCACTTATATAATTGTAACTAGGGTCAATAGCATCGGGATTAAGTTTAGTGTAACCAAGTATTTGTTTGGGGACATAATTCAACATTTCTTGTTCTAGTTGTTTAATGTCAACTCCATAAGTTTCATAGATAATATTGTAATCTATTTCATCTTCCTTTCCTTTTAAATAATTTTGTAAATCATCGACTTGTTTAAACAAATCTTTCATATTTCCTTGCATTATCTGAGTTCTTTTAACTTTTTAATTATTTGAATTAAGACATCAACATCTTTTTCACAATATTCACTAATACCCTTGATGTTTTGTTTTTCCCAATATTCTGAGTGAACTTTATCACCTTTTACCTCACCATCCTTTGGAGTTGGTATATCCATAGTAGAACATAATAAATCGAGTGACCCAATTGAAGAATATGCCCCATATTGCCAAATTTCTTTGGTATCAATTGCTTTGATTTCCCAAGGTTTTGTATCATATGATGGAAGAAGTGCCGGAGGCATCAATCCATTAATAATCATACGTTTTGCCAACATTGGGATATCAAAGTTTTTCAAATTATGTCCACACAACCAAAAATCTAACTTTGCACATTTGTTTAATAAACCTTGAACATCTTTCAACAATTGATGTTCATTATCATTTGAAAATGTTTGTTTTCTAACAGACCCATCATCTAAAACAAATGCAAAACTAACACAAATAATTTTTGCAAATTCAGGAACTAAACCAGCTCTACTTGAAAATACAATATTTTTTTGGTCTTCTTTAATTTCGTTATCTTCAGGAAACCTTTTCAAGAACCAATCAAAATATTTGTCAAATTGGTCAGCCACAGATGGGTTTAAATTAGAACACACATCATAGTTGGGACAACCCCCAACTGTTTCAATGTCCATAAATAAAATCTTAGTAATTGGTTGTTTGATTAACATATATTTTTATTTAATTAGTGATTTGTACCATTGAGCTCTATCTCTTGTAACATTTCTTAAATCATATTTGTCTTTGACTGACTCATATAATCTCTCACCCAAATCTACGATTAAATTCGGATTATTTACAAGAAATTTAATATTTTTTGCCCAATCACTATGATTTCTTTCTTCCTTAACTAACAAAGCATTTCCATCAGTAAAATTACCAAAACTTAAAGCGTGTTTGAGGTCAATTGTATAAGGTCCTACTTCAGATGCAATTAATGCTTTTTTATAAAAACCAGCCTCAATAACTTTCAGTTGAGATTTTACTCTATTGAATATATGGTTTTTGATTGGTGCCATTGATATATCAAACTTTGAATAGTTAGTTGCATAAGTATTGATTGGTTTAGTCCAAACTCGTCTATATGGTAAATCACTTATATTTGGGTATTCTTCTTCTTTAAACTGAAGTAAAAATTGTTTGTAGTTATCATCAATTGTACCATATTTATTCGTGAAAATTTCTTCATATCTCGCCCAAACTGTTTCGTCAGGGTTGATTGGTCTTTGTTTCTTTTCACCTGTTTGTTGGTTTATTTCAGTAATTGTACCTCTTGTATCAAAACCACACAACACATATTGTACCTTATCCTTCAAAGATATATTCTTTGAGACAAATCCCTCTAACAATTTCAAGTCATGTAAGTGAGATGAACCACCTAACCAACCAATTCTTATTCTATCTGATTTCTCAGTAGGTTGTTTAAATTGACTTTCAGTTGGGTCGATTGCATTTGGGAAAATGACAACATTTCTATTTAATTTTTTGATTTCATCAGCAAAGATATTTGTAGTTGTAGTAACATAACTTGCAACTTTTAAATTTGCCATAATTTTCTCATGGATTTTGTCTTGTACAATCAATGTATGAATTGGGTGCTCCTTTCCTGGTAACCAATAATCATCCAAATCTACAATAACAACAATACCTATTGATTTCAAAAAATTAATAATACTTGGTGTATGTTCGTAACTATTACCAATATTCCTATGTATATGAACAATTTGATATTGTTTCCAATAATTTACATCATTAATTCTAGGTTGATAATCAATATCCACGTGGAAGTCATCTGGATACATATTTTGTAACATTACATGGGGGTCTACACTTCTGAATTTTCCAACTCCGGTCGTGTCTGAGGGGGTTACTAGAACTCTAATTTTTGACATATTTTTTAATAATTT